AAACTGGGCGAATCTTCCCGGTCAGCACGATCCTCTCGCAGCGGCTGCTCACGCCGATGCAGGCGTGGAGAATCTACGTCACGAGTCCCGACGTTCGGTTCTGCGTCGACTCGATCGTGCGCCGGGTGGCGACGTGGGACTGGCGGATCGTGCCGACGGTCGACCCGCGAGACAAGCGGTACGAAACGCTCGCCAGCGTCGCGGCCGACACGACCGCGTGGCTCGCCGCACCGAACCTCGACGGGCTGACGTGGCAGGAGGTCTGGACCGAGGTCGGCATCGACCTGCTCGTCCACGACGCGGGCGCGCTCGAACTGGTCGCCGGCAAGGGCGGGGTTCTGGAGGAGGTCGCGCCGCTCCCCGGCCGCGAGGTCTACCCGCGCGTCAACGAATACAACCGCACGATCGAGTACGTCCAAGACCCGATGGGCTACGCGACCGCCGGCTCCGGGTACGCCGGCGGGAGCGACACGGCGGGCACGCCGGTCGTCCGGTTCGACCCGCAGGAAGTGCTCTACCTCCGGCTGTTCCCGAACACGACCGGGCCGCTCGGCCTGCCGCTGATCGAATCGTGCTTGAACGAGGTCGTGTCGGTCCTGCTTGCGTCCGAGCAGGCGATGTCGCTCCTCGACGCGAACGAGATTCCGCCCGGCCTGCTCGTGCTTGGCGGCATCGCCGGGGACGCGCTGGAGGTGGCGAAGTCGGACCTGCAGCGCATGAAGGGGCGCGAGGGGAAGCTCCGCGTGATCGGCGGCGAGCACGGGGCGGTCGACGCGAAGTGGCTCGAACTGCGCCGGGCGATCCTCGGCGTGGAGATGAAGTCGATCGTCGACGAGGCGCGCCGTGCGATCTGGCGCACGTTCGGGATCATGCCGATCGAGGCCGGCGTGACCGACAACACGCCGCGCGCGGTGGGCGAGGTCATGGCCGAAATGTCGAACTCGCACCTCCTGCGGCCGATCCTCGAACTGCTCGCGGGCAAGGTGAACGCGCGCCTGCTGCCGAGGGTCGTCGCGCCGCGGTTCGCCAAGCTCCTGCGGTTCGAGTTCGACTTCGACCAGAAGCTGAAGCCGGACGAGGCCGCCAAGCAGCGCGACTCCAAGCTCGGCGCGGTCAAGGTCGGCGCCATGACCCTGAACGAGTGGCGCGCGTCCGAGCGCCTGCCGCTCTACGGCGCCGAGGGCGACGTCCCGATGATCTTCGGCTCCGACGGCACGCTCCGGCGGCTGGTCGACGCGGTCGTGGAGCCGGTCAAGGCCGAGGTGCCGCCAGCCGAAGGGTCGGGCGAGGCCGGCGGCGGGAACGGTGGGCCGGGCGACGTCGAGGACGAGCCGGACCCCGAACCGCCGAAGGGCGGCAAGGGGAAGGGCGACGGGGGCGGGGTCAAGGACACCGACGGCGAGACGGGCGAGGACGGCGAGGCCGCGGCGCCCGGCAAGAGGTCGAGCCGGGCCGAGGCGCACGTCCACGGGCTCGGTTGCCGACACGACCACGCGCCCGACGTCCGGACATGGCCGAACCCGGAGAACGACCTGCCGAGCGACTGGCAACCCGAGGGCCGGTTCAAGGGGCTGCGGACGATCGACCTTCCCGAAGCCGCGCGCCAGATCGTAGCCTACCGGGACGCGGTGCTCCCGCGCTACCGGGACGCCTCCGCTGCGATCGCCGAGGCGGTCGCCCGCCACCACGAGCCGGGCAGCGAGGCGCGCGACGACGCCGATGCCTCCCGCAAGGCGGTGGACGGCGCGCTCGCCAAGCTGCGGTCGACGTGGTCCGCGTCGACCGAGTCGATCTACGTCGATGCGGCGAAGGCCGGACGGACGGCCGCCGCGACGTGGACGGAGGGCTCGTCGCCCGACCTCGCCGCCGCCGCTGTGGCCGGGCGGGAGTACCACGAGAAGGCGGTCGGCTACCTGACCGCGCAGGGCGGGCTCCTCGAAACGATGGGCGCGCTCGCCGAGATCGCAATCGCCCGGCTCGACGGCGCCGCCATGCCGGCGCGCTCGGCGATCGCCCGCGCCGAGGGCGAGGCCGAGTCGTCCCTGTTCGACGACCTGCTCGCCTCCATCGGAACCGCCATCGGGGCCGAACTGCTCGCGTCGCTCGTGTCCGCCCTCACCGCCTCGAAGAAGCCGACCAGCGCCGCCGCCATGCTCGCGGCGCTCGGGCCGGCCAGCACCAAGGCCGAGGCCGAGGCCGCGCTCGCCGCCGTGCTCGGCGCGCAGGCCAATCGGATCGACAACTGGTCGGGCAAGGTGGTCGACCTGACCACGAAGCAGGCGTCGGCGCAGGCAACCGAGGACGCCAACCGGCGCAACGCCGACCCGAACCGGAACCCGGAGGACCCGGCCGAGTCGTGGTTCATCGAGAACGTGGACGCCGGCGGCCGTGGCGAGTGCGACGAGTGCCTCGACGAGTCGCGCAAGGGGTTCGTCGCGGTTGCGTCGGTGACGTCGTGGCCGGGCGAGCGCGTCTGCGAGGGCCGGTGCCGTTGCGTGGCCGTCTGGCACACGGCGGCCGAGGTCGCGGCCGGGACCGCCGTGTCGCTCGCCGCCAACGGCAGGGCCGGCGACGCCGCGCCGAACACGCGGGCGGACAAGTATGCCGACATCGACTTCTCGCCGCCGGCCGGCGTTCGAGCCGAGTGCCGCAAGGGCGTGGACTGGTACGAGGCCGGCGAAGGCGGCGACGGGCTGAAGCCTGAGACGGTTCGCTGGGCGCGCAAGTTGCGCGACGGCGACGACATCACGCCCGCGAAGGCCCGCAAGATGCGGGCGTGGCTCGCTCGCCACGAGGTCGACAAGGACGGAACCGGGTTCTCGCCGGGCGAGGACGGATACCCGTCGCCCGGCCGTGTGGCGTGGGCGTTGTGGGGCGGCGACCCCGCGGTCGGCTGGTCCTCGAAGCTCGTCGACCGAATGGACGCGGCCGACGACGGAGGGGCCGAATAGCCGCCGGGCTTGCGCCGCAGCGCCTCCGCTGCTACCCTTCGGGAAACCAGCGGAACGACCGCCCATCGAGGCGCCCGCGAACCACCAGACCGGCAACGGTCAGGAGTCGCCATGTCGCTTTCCCTCGCATCCGTCGCCGCGCCCGACCTCACGCAGCCGGCCGAGATCGTCGACGGGCGCCGCACCTACCTCGTGCGCGCTCGTGTCCCGTTCGCGTTCTCCGCGCTCCTGACCGACGCTCGGGTCGAGGCCGCGGTCCGCGCGCCGGTGCCGACGATCGACGACGAGGGCGAGGGGCCGACCGACCCGACGAACCCCGGCGAGCAGAAGATCGTGACGAAGGCCGACGGCGAGGGCATGGCCGCCGAGGAGGACGACACCGATCCCGCGACCGGCGAGGGCGGCGAGATGATGCTGTACGGCGTCGCGTCCTCGACCGGCGTCGACACCTACGGCACCGAAATGTCGAAGCGCGCGCTCGACGGCATGGCCGAGCAGTTCTCGTCCGGCGAGGTCTGCTACCTGCCCGCGCACCCGTCGTGGAGCGGCAACGGCGGCGAGTGGGACTCCGTGATCGGCTACGTCACGAAGGGCGAGGTCGTGTCGTCCGCGGTCGAGAACGCGGCTGCTGCCACCGAGCCCGGCTTCGCCCTGCGCGTCGCGGTCGCCCTCGACGCCGACGCGCCGATGGCCGAGCGGCTGGCGAAGATGATCGGCCGCAAGAAGAAGGTCGGCCAGTCGATCGGAGGCTGGTTCACCGAGCTTCGGTACATCTACGCCGCCGACGCCGGCGAGTGGGACCCTCCGGAGCGCGTGATCATCGAGGGCGTGGAACTCGACCACCTTGCCGCCACGCGCCGCCCGTCGAACGGGGACTCGTGGATCGACGGGATGCGCTCTGCGATCTCCGCGTCGCACGACTCCGCGGTGGCCCGCGCCAAGGCCGCCGCGCCGAAGGTCGTCGCCGCCGAGGTCGAGCCGACCCCTGAACCCGTCGCGGCCGAGCCCGCTGACGAACGAAACAATGCCGTACCCCTTGACACCGAGAACGCGCCGCGTCACGATTCGGACGACGACGCGGGAAGCGAAGGCCAGCGAGCCTCTCCCGGTGCCACGGACGGCGACGTGCCTTCCACCAACACCGAGGAACTCAACATGACCCCCGAAGCTCTCCGCGCCCTCCTGACCGAGTCGCTCGCCCCCATCGCCGCCCGTCTCGACGCCGTCGAGGCCCGGACCGCCGTCGCCACGCCTCCGGGCGCCCGCGTCGCCGACCCGGTTGCCTCCCCGGCCGCCGATCCCAACGCCACCGAGGTCGCCGCGCTCCGCGCCCGCCTCGCGGCCTCCGAGGCCCGGACCGCCGAGCGGTACTTCGGCCGCAAGGGCCACGCTGGCGCCGGCTCCTTCGACCGCGCCGTGATCGAGGGCGTCGCCGAGCAGGTGGTCGAGCAGGCTCCCGCCCTCGCCGCCGTGGTCCGCTCCAAGGGCTTCGTCGACCGTCGGTCGGTGTCGCACTACGGCGCCACCATCGAGGAGCAGGTGTCGATGCGCGCTGCGCTCGAATCCGACCTGCACGCGCTGATCAACAGCGCCGTCGACGAGGGCGTGATCCGCGAGCCCGACTCCGACGTCGGCTCGTGGTCCTGATCCAAACCAACTTCCACACTTCAGGAGCCTGCCATGTCCCTCGATCAAATCTGGGCCGATCTCGACCCCCGCCGTCGCGCCGCCCTTCAGCGCACCCTCAACTCGTCCGGCGCCGGCTCCGTCCTGCTCCAGCCGAACGTCAACAAGATCGTCCAGCAGCTTTCGCTTCGGATGCTCGGCGTCCAGTCCACGCTCGACCGCAAGCCGGGCAGCGGACAGGCCGCGCTGATCAACCGTCGCACGCCCGGCACGACCGGCGGCGCTTGGGTCGCTGACACCGACTCGGGGACGGAGGAGACGGGCACCTACGCACAGGCGACCTTCACCTACCGCACCCTGCTCACCAAGGGCACCGTCACCCGCAAGCTGCAGGCCACCGGCCGCACCTACGGCGACGTGCTCGCGACCGAGATGGTGAACAAGGCCGAGGACTTCGCGAACCTCCTCGAAAGCGCGCTCCTGATCGGCGACAACGCGGCGAG